GGCAGAGCTATTCCAACTGTTCGACCTACTCATCTCCAACATCATAGACTCTTTCCACTTCAAAGTCGATAAAGAAGATGCAAAACAAGAATGTTTTGTTCTGGTGTTAAAGACACTCAAAAACTTTAAACCGTCTCAGGGTAGCGCATTTAATTATTTTACGACAATAATCGTTAATAATCTCAAATTAATTTTTACTAAACGTAAAAAGTACTCTGAGAAAATTAACGATTATTTTGAGATTAAGTACGGTCAGAGTCCGAGTTCCCTGTAAACTCCATCGTTATTAGTGATAACTGAAACGTTATTATCTTTGATAACGATTAGAGAAGGAACTCTATTGATTCTAGTCTTAATATCGAAAGACTCTCTTAGCAATTGAGTTCCGTCAGGTAGATCCCAAGAGTCCATGATAAAGATTTCTCTATTCATGAACCCTTGATCTTGATGAGAAGTCCGAAGTCTGGTAAGCAGTTTACCACAGACTTCGTCCCAATCACTAACCAAAAGAAACGTAGCCTGCCTCTGTGGTACGTTTAAATTTTCTAAAGTATCCTCTAATTGGGTATGACGATTGAGAAACGTCAGCTTAAAATTATACATTTCAGTTCTTAGTATCGGTGGAATCTTGAGTTGTGTCTGGCTTTGGTTGCTGTACCTGATCAGTTACCTCAACAACACCATTATCAAGCTGAGGCTCCTCAATAGGCATCTCAGGAATGATTGGTTGAGAAACAGCCTCGTTGTTAAGTTCTTGTTCTAACTTTTCAACGTCCACGCCAGCCTGTCTAAGTTGCTCTCTTACGGTTTCATCCTTGATGGACTTTCTAGCCATCTCAGCGAGTTGATGATTTAGTGCTCCTACACCGTTAAAAAATACCTGCTTGTAGAAAGTATCTTCGTCAATTTGTGGGGGCTTAACTTGATTTGTCCAGTTTTTTAAAGCTTGTGCTTCATCTTGATTGAATTTAATAAGTAACTTCATACGTCCTCTATTTTTATAATCTACTCTAGCTTTTGCTTTACCACTATTTAAATAAAGCTTTTCGCTCATGTTGTCTATGATAGTACACCGGAGATAGTTATGGAAGACAATTTTGATTTTTCTGTTCTAAAAAAGAAGAAGCGTAAGAACAGTCGTACAAAGGGTAACACTTTTGAAAGAAAAGTTTGTGGGATCTTAAACGAGCACTTCAATACTACAGATTTTAACAGGTCTCCGGGGTCAGGAGCGTTTGCTAACACGCACAAATTACCAGATCACTTAAAAGTTTACGGGGACCTTCTAACCCCTCTCAATTTTAAATATATTATTGAATGTAAGAAAGGTTATAATAAAGAAGGATTAGGAAGTTTATTTAATAAGAAATCAGATGTTTACAATTTTATCAAACAAGCATCAGATGATGCAAGAAAAATCCAGAAAAAATGGATAGTAATATTTCAGCAAGACAGAAAAGATACACTTGCTATATTACCTCATAATGATATCTTATCTATTTCCGCTGGAATAAAGTATCACTTTGTAATGTTTGGTGATGATATGGAGGGATGGAATGTTATTATGAAGTTAGAAGACTTACTTAAGTTAACTACTTACGAATTTTGGATCGGCGGGAAGAGCCTTTAGTGTCTGATCCTTGAACATCATAAACGGTACGTCTATGAGACAAAGCACTCATTCCAGCTTTATTAACAACACCAACAGTTTCTCCACCACTTTTTGAATTACCTGTAAACTTAGTTGTAATAGTTAAGCTTGCATCTTGCGTTGGAGCATCAGGGTCACTTCTACTAGCTTCTTTTTCAGTAGAAATTCTTATTCCATCTGCTGTTACAAAAATTTTATGATCTTCGTTAGCTCCTTTTGTTCTTGCCATTCCTATAATTGCCTGAGCAAAATGTTCTAGTATACCATTATGAGAAGCAACACCAACGGTTCTTGACCCATAATTAGTATGTGATATAGGCAGATCATCTATAGATACTCCGAGTTTACTAAACATAGTAGCAGCTAAAACTTCTGCTTCTTCCATATTACCACTTCTAATTTTTCTAGCACTAGCTTCATTCATTAAGAAATTTAAAGCTTTTTGAACACATTGAGTTGCATACTCTGGATTTTCTTCATACTTTGAAGGATTATCAATATCCTTTAGAATATCTCTAAGTCTTCCATACTCTACATCTGTATCATCTTCGGAAGTAAGTCTACTAAAAGTTTCTTCGTCGGTTGGAATTCCTAGTTCAGAACAAGCTTTTTTTAGCATCCCTGCAACCATTGTTAATTTTTGACCAGTAACTTCTTTACCTCCAATTGTTCTAGTTATTTTTTCGGCAGTGTCATTTCCTATCTCTACTAATCTAGCACTTCTTCTATTGGATTCTTTTAAAGCCTTTACGATTCTTCTATTTATGTCAGCTTCATTTGCGGTAGTACCTTCTGGGGTAAATAGCTTACCCAGCCTAGATCTTACAGACCCTAGACGATCTTCAAATTCTTTTTGTGTTAGAGGTACTGCATTTAATTTTTCTGTTACAAATTTATTGTATTCTTCCATAGCCAGTTTTGCTTCCGGGGAATCAAAACCTTTTTCTAAAGCAGTTATCATAAAATTTGTTTCTATAGTATGATGTTGAGATTTGATGGTAGCTAGTTTAGTATTTCCATCGGAATCTAAAGAGTTCTTTATAGAATCTTCCAGCATATAGATTTTAGTTTCTCCATTTGATTTAGCTTTATTAATCAAATAATCTAAATCAAAACCTCCTCTATCTTCTGGTATTAACCTTTTTAACTCTTCTACATCGTTTATATCAATTTCCTGCAATTTCATTCCTAGAAAGTCTGCTGCTTCCTTTGCCTTGTTTTCATCTGCATAAAAATATCTAATGTCCTGTCTTCTACCTCCACCTTTTACTTTACCTCCTACACCAACTGCATGGTCTGCATTTGCCAGTGCTTTATTAAAGTCTGCAGAGTAGAACATAACCATACCAGCTACTTTATTACATAATTTAACAAACAGATTTTTTGTTTCTTCTTTTTTTTCTTTCTCAGTTAATTTTTCAAGTTGTTTTAATTGGTTTTTATATTGATCTCCTTATATAGGAGTAAGCTCTGCTATTGCTTGAGAGATACCCTCAATATACTCAGCAGATCCTAAAGCTGCTTGTTGGTCTACGGCTAAGTTTGCTAACTCTCTAACATTTACAACAAGTGTTTTAACTCTTTCAGAAAATTCATTGTCTAATTGTTTTATTTTTTCTCCTAAGTTAGCACATCTTTGTGCAAGTATTTTTCTATAATTTTCGTCTTTACATTTTTCTAAATCATCTCTAGCATTATTTAACTGAACCCTTGCTACAGTTAATTGTTCTAATATATTACCGAAGACTCCTGAATAAGCATTTGAATATGTTTCTACATCTAGTGCTTTTAATTCTTGCTTTGAGTCTTTAAATTTTTCTATAGCAAGACCTTCAAAGACTGCTCTGGATATTCCAGCATAAGGTAAAGATATGGCTAGTGATTTATCCTCAGAATAAATTAATATTCTATATCTTCCATTTGTGGTAGGGCTTTTTACTATTTTGACGCTATCTTTATATTTTTGTCTATCACTAGCTGTCATTTTATCACTTGATAATAATTTTGATAAATGATCAAATACCTGACTGACCATTCTAGCTCGTTCTTCGTCACTAGCTTCTACATATGTTCCATCAGCGAGTCTTGTTCTTTGTACAGACGCATCCAATATTTTTCTTCTTAAAGAATATTGACCATCTCCAAGGAATCTTTCTATAAATTTTTCAATCCCATCTGACATTAACCTAATATAGGATTCATCTGTGTTAGTTAAAGCTTTATTTTTTCTTTCTTCCATAACTTTTTTAATTAATCTTTTCGCTCTAGCTAACAATCCTCCGTCTGAGTTATGAGCTTTTCCTAAATCATCTACTACCCTATTTGCCTCAGTAATAAATAAGCTAACTGGTTGTTGAATAGTAGGATCTATGGCAGCTTCTTGTTCTTCGGGTTTCTCTTGAGGTGTATCCCCACTCCCATCTCCTTCTGATTTCCATACCCACAAAGTTTTGTTGTTACCTAAATCAACTTTTTGTGGTTTATGGATATTAGGTCCGGGAACTACTTGATTAACAATTTCTGGATTTGCTAAAAGATAATTCTGAAGTTCAGCACTTTTATAGCTTTGTAAACCTTTTATGGTGAATGGAAGTTTATACGATTTTTGATCTGGTAGTTTTCCTTGTGCAGAGTAATTAAATACTGGGGGACCAGTGTTTTCTTTATTAGGATCCTCAGCCTCCAAAATGGTAGCTTCAAATATACGAAGGTTTCTTTTTGAGTGCTTGCTAAACCATTCCAGTATTTCAACAAAGTAAGACATACATTATTATAGCTATAAAAAAACAAGCCTACCTTAGATAGATAGGCTTGTTTAAGGTTAATTAGTTAGTATTAATCAGGTGCTGGGAAATATACCTGCAACGAGATCAACAGAAGTACTAGTTGTACTTGGGAACATATCGATTAGATCATATCTAAAGGATACCTCTAATGTGTGGAACTCGTTTTGGCTGTAATTAAATTCAGACATCTTAACTGCGAAGGGCCAAACACCGATAAAATCCACATAGGCTATTGGTGTCATTGATCCATCATATTGAATTAGTCTTGCTTTTTCAGCCTTGAACGACTTTCTGTCGCTGGTTCCGTTAGCAATAGGAGATTGATATCCGGGTAGTGGATCATAAGCACATGGTCTGAACCAAGCAAAAAGATTAGCTCCAGCTTGGCTTGTTAGTAAGTTATCAAATGTAACAACCAGTTCATCCATGTTAGACTTACCGGGATAGAAGAATCTATCGTTAAGTCTGTGGACTTCTATTGGCTCAACTTTTGGACCAGTAGCAGAAACCTTTTTAGCGGCTACGCTAAGTTGTTGTGCTTTGGTGCTTGGAGAAACACCGTCTGGAAACCAGAATTGAATTTCAAACTGATAAGTTCTGATCGAATCTAGGCTTGTTGACAACAGGGGTAATCTGTTCCCTGTTGTCTGATTTCTCTCAACTGCTAAACGCTTAGTGGATGTTGCCATATTTTATTAAGCTCCTATATTAGAGGTATTGTTAGTTAAATTAACCTCAAAGATTATATACTCAGCAGCCTCAACAGGTCTCAATATAATCTTGCACCATAACTCTCTTCTTGATACCCTTGTTGGAGTATTAATTGTTGAGTCACAGACAACTCTTGATTCAGCTATACCTCTTCTTCCTGCGATATCTCTGAGTAAAGATTCGACATTAGTCTTAACTGCATCCCATGTTATTGGATCGTTAGGCTCGAAAACGTAAGCTCTTGTGTTTCTAAGAAGATTCTTTCTGATATAAATCATAAGTCTTCTTACATTGATTCTGTCTGTAGCAGATGGTAATCTCTTACCAGTCTTTTGTCCGAATATTGTGATACCTTCTGGGAAGAACTTAACCATAGGATTAAGATTATTCTCGTAAAGGATATCTCTGTCACCTTGGCTGAGAACCAACTCAGTGTCGAGTGGCTTGGTGAGTCTACCTCTGTTGAATCCTGCTGGAGCAAACCATGGGTCACTGATTGAATCTGTGAAAGCCATAGCTCTTATTCCATATATTGCTGGATCCATCCAGACATCTCTTTGAGTGTAGGTATTGAAGATCTGAACGTGGGGCCAGTAGAGTGCGACATAAGAGCTATTTATAGCTGCTTTTCTATCGCCTACTGTTCCTTTACCATTCATCCAATCTACAGCTTTCTGAGCGGTAGTTATACCTAAGGGTGGTGCTGTTGCTGCAATGAAGTTCTGACTGGTCTCAGCTAGAGTTATCAGAGCATTTTGAACATTTGCAGTGAATACACCGGGAACCATTGCCATTGATATGTTAAGGTTATCATCATCAAGAGCATATATTCCTGTTTTCTCAGCGGCTGTTCCTATTAAAGTAGCAGCCAGTGATGACAGAGCATCGGAGGTATCGCCGTCTCCATTCATACCACCTGTAAGATTGTATGTTCCGGGCTTCAGTTTAGCAAATCTACCAAAGGTAGAAGATGTCTCCCAACTTGAAGGTCCATACCCAGAGTCAGAAATTCTTAATCCAGATGCTTCATTAAATGTATTGTTAAACAATTGTGATAATTTGTTAGCTGGGGATGTTAAAGGAACTAGTGTTGCTGATGCAGCTTGAGTACCTACAAAATCTCCTTTAATATAATCAGATCTTAATGGAGTATCGTTTTCCGAAGCTTTAATGACTTCTTCTATGAATGTATTATCCCCATAGAAACTTACTCTAAACGATTCGTTTGTATAACCTTTGTCATTAACATTAATATTGAACCAAGGTCCAAGAATATTGTCAACTGTAACACTCACTCCGGTAACTTCGCCAGTTCTTAGCGATCTACCTAAGTTATATCCGGGTCCTCCATAAAGAGCCTCAACTAAATAAGAAGCTTCTGATGTATAAAGTTCTAATCCATAACCAGAAGCTGCGCTAGTAATAGTAGCATCTGCGGATCCATTGATTCCTAGGGAAGAAGCATATAAAGAACTATACCCAGTAGTTATTTGGGTGCCATCAGAGGATACTCCAGCAGTAACCTCTAAAACATATTTTGGTCCAGCATAAGCACCATAAATATACAGGTCACCTTCAGAATCAATATCTGCTGCAACAAGGTCTCCCTTAGCAGTACCGTCACCAAATACAGCTTGAAGGGCTGCAATTGAAGTTGCATACTTTCCTCCATCTGATGAGGTTGCAGGAACTGTGTATAACTTGTTAAAAATTTCTTCAGTGTCCTCTTTTAATTTAACTAAAAAGTAAGTTGCTGTAGCAGTAGTACTTACTCCAAAATAGTTTTTCAGAGCAGTGTCAATTTTTACATAAGGACAAGTTGCGATTGGGATTGTGGCACTAGCTTCTATAGATCCACTAGCTGCTCTTACATAATAAATTCTATTTGTTGTCTCCAGAACTTCTAACGCAGCAAGGAGTCCTTGTCCGTAAAGGTTTTCATTGGGTTCACCGAAAGTTTTTACTAATTGCTCTGGAGTAGTAATTAGTGTAGCCTTGTTTTCAGGGCCTTTGTCAGCGAAACCTACGATACCAACAATTGAAGAGTCAATAGTGACAGGATAAACTGTTGCATCTACTTCTCTGTAAGCAATACCGGGGCTATTTAATACCATTTATTCACCTTATGCGTTAGTGAGCTTGATAAGTTTTCTCTTATTAAGAACTAGGATTTGCTCTGTTACTGCAGAATCCTCGACTACAATTTTCTGTTTTGGCTTGAGCCAAAACGATTGTTGGCCGTTTTCGGCCTTTAAATAAATCTCAAAACCTTGAGTGGTTTCGTTCTTAATAATCTTCATAACAAACTCCTATTTATATTTATCTATAATAACTTAATTTTTTACTAAAAATATGGTTATTTTATTAATTAGTAAGCCATGTCATAGACTGTAACTCTTCTGGAGTGACATACTGTTCGTGGCTGTGGTCTTCCGGGGCATAAGGTCCTTGTTGGGATGTCCCCCCAGCAGCCTGAGCTTCCGATTCAAATATGCTTGTTATTGCAGACTCTAATTGAGCGGCAGCGGTATCAGTTAATTTTCCACTAACCACTTCTAATTCAAAATTAAGCCTCTCTATTTTCCCGGTAGATGTGTAAAGAAAAGAAGGTGCTGGGATAGCTGTCTCAACCGTTAAATTTATAGACTTTTGCAGTACTCTATCTTCTTTATCGGATACTTTAACTTCTGAGTCATCCTCCTCACTTTCTATAAAAGCTTTTATAGAAAACGTTTTACCCACAGTTATGTTTAAATCTGGATTAAACATAGAAAAAATCATTTCTCTTATTTGATCCAAATCGTTTTTGTAGAAAGACCAAATATTTAAACTATAAGATATACTTATTGGTCTTGGAGGTAAGCTTATTATTCTTATTGCTCTTTGTATCTTTGGGTGCCAGTATTTCTGATCAATTAAAACCGGGGCATATCTTTGTTTCTTTTCAAATGTTGATGTAGAGTTTTCAGAAACTGTTATAACAGGAAGCACAACGTTAGCATCATTAAACAATACTGCGACTGCTCTCTCTGCATTTGCATGATAGCATTTAATGTTTATAGATCCGTTGTTACCATCAAAATAAGTTAAGTTAGAAAACTTGTTTATAAGAAATCTTAAGGTATCTTTGTACAAGAATTGAATATGCTTTTTGGGATCTTTATCAATCTTGTTAAAGATGTCCAAGGATATATCATTTCTAACTGTGCTTACGGCTCTCATAGATCTATTTTCCCTCCAAGATCATCAGGTCTATTAAGTTTCTTTTGATTTTGTACTTCCTCAGTATCTCTGAGAAGGTTGCAATAACACAGTAGATGATATACTCCGTATACTTCAAAAGAGTCTTCAGATACTTGATACACTTTGTATTTTATATCTTGAAATAAAGGAGCAATAATATCTCCAACAATTACTGATCTACCTAATTTTCTTTCTACATACATTTTGTTGAAAGTAAATATTTGATCGTTTTCTAAACTCAAACCAAATTGATTTAAATTTTGCTCGACAGCTTTTGGTTCATAATGAGCAAATACAGTCACTGGCTCTTTTGATATAGTTTTTGATCTAGACTCCATGTAGACATCGTCGAATTCGTTTGAAGGATAATATTTGTAAATATTAACCTTAGAACCAGATATCCTTATAGTCTCATCATCGATTAAGTTAAAAAAATCTATGTCAGGGTTATTTTGATCAAAGAAATTTAATATACTGTCAGAAGGATCTACTTCGACTATTGGAGATTTCTTTGGTGGATTTTTAACTGTGTATTTATCTTTCATTAGTAGACAGAGAAGAGTGGTGGCTCCTCAATCTCCATTAACAATTCTTTCATTAACAACTCTTTTTCTTTGGTGGCTTCTGAAATTAAATCTTTACCATCCAATGAAGCTCCTTTTCCGGGACCGGGTATTGATTGGAACTTTCCTCTAATTCTACCAAGCACATGTTTGGCACAAGCTAAGGCATATTTTTGTACCCAATTTCTAAACGCTGGGAGAATTGTGTTAGAGTCTAAAGCCCTATACTCAAGTATTACTGGAGTTGGTGTGCTAAATGGTTCTGGGTATAATTGTAGGTACTTACCATTAACTATATCAAAGCCACCGTCTCTAGATAAAACTTTCCTAATCATCTCCATGTATTGTTGAACAAGCAGATAATCACCTACGTTCATGTTTTGAAAGAACCTATTGTTCTGCCAAAAGCCTAAAAAGAAATCGAATTCTAAAGAACCTTTACTGAATTGAAAAGCTAACAGGTCTTTTTGATACACAACATAATTTAAATTATTAGCAATGAAAGCTGGCAACTCGTATAAACTAATTCCAGCAGATGCATCGAACACAGCATACTGCATTGCCCATTGAGGAGCGTGATAATCTAATTTAGTTACAGCTTCGTCAATACAGGTTTTTATTTGAAAAGGAGTTAATTCTACTCTAACAACAGGATGTCCGAGTTGAGCCATTACATAATCTTTTATTGTCTCATCAAATTTATTAAACTCAACGTCATCAATTATTAAATTTTTATTTAATGCGTCAACGTCAATATCAGATGACTCAACATAAGAGGTTAAATCATTTCCTTTATATGAACCGTAAGTAGAACCGTAGGTGCTTATTTTTGGTTTAGCTATCATGATTCATCCTTAATTTGTTTTTTATAATTCTTAGATGTATCATTTAATTTGGTTATGACTTGAGGGGTTGGAGGAATAACTTCTTTTGTTACACATTCAACTATGAAGTTATTGTTTATATAATTTTTGCTAGTAAACTCTTGATTTGGTTTAATTGATTTCATTACACCATCAACAGTTACTATCAAAGACATTGGACAAATACTCTTAAACTTAAACATATACCCTCTACATTATGTAGGGTCCATAAAATAAAAAAGCGGGGCTTTATGCCCCGCTTAATTATTTAGTTTACAAACTTATCATCTATAAACTGATGCTGTACCTATTCCAGTGTTTCGGAATATGTTAGGAGCCATGTAATTCTTGCCTGCGCCAATGAGTCTAATGACTCTGTAGAATCTGTTGGCTGGGGCAATTGCTGCCTTAGCATAACGGGTCATGATACCCTTTCTTGGTTGGAAGGTCTCAGGATCAGTTATGGTCTGGATTGGCATGAGTGGGATGTATGGGCAGTATACAAAACCAGCATCCATTGGGTTGGTTCCGTTGTAACCAACGATGATCTCGTCTTCTGGGAAGAGAGGATCAACGATCAGTGTGTACTTGCCAGCAAACTTACCACGGTACTCAATTCTGTTACCCATGTTAGTTGGTCCATCCTTCTCAGGTAAACCACCCTCAAGTTTGGCGGCTGACTCTAGGAGTGAAGCT